TCACAGCGCATTCTACATGGCATTGAGGACGCCTGAGAATGGACATGGGATTGTTGGATATAGTGTTCGCGTGGAGATGATCCACATTGGTGGTAATGACGATACTAGTAGGTTCAATAGAAATCTTACCTTTATTAGCTAGATCAGCCATAACGGCGGTTTCGCGTATGTTGTTGCATAGCTTAATAATCCAATCTCCAGGTGAACACTCCCAAAACTGTGATTTTGAGTTGCCAAAGTCGTCAATCTTAATACCGGTAATAAATGAACGGTAAGCTGACATATGTTTTTCCTTCTCGTTTAAGGTATAAACATATTCTGAGGCACTGGGGACTCCAGCCGCTTTCAGTACAGCGGACATAGTCAAATCGGCTAATGTTGATTTACCGACACCAGTATCACCACTAATGCTAACACACCAAGGGGTCTTCCTAAGACCACCCTTGATGCGCATAGCACAAAAATCAGATTTAATAAGAGCAAGTTTTTCCCACTTGCTTTGGATAATCTTCTTTTCGGCGCCATTAGGCATAGTTTTGTAAAGATTGTGAAGATCTTCGACAAGCTCATCTAATTCTTTGTCAAAAAGAGCTTCGCTCTTGTTTTCGTATTTTTCAAGGTTACCGTTACGAACATATTCCCATTCAGTAATTTTCTCAATACACCTCTCTTGGATTTCAATAACAGTACTAGAGGAGAACAAGAGGGGAGAAAGAGAACCTTTCTCAAAGCACAAGTAAGCGCCTTCAGCAAAATATACGACTGTCTCAATGAGAGCATCGACAAGATCAATTGCGTTGACGTGTTTTTCTTGAGCTTTAATAGCGAAAACTTCAAAGTTGCCAAGGTTAACAGAACAAGAATCAACTACTCCAAGGGTAATAAGGAGAGAGATGACTCTAGAAACTTGGGAAAATGAAGGTGAGTTGGTGAGTAATTTCCAATCGGTAAGACCGGAAACCATTTGATTCAACCACTCGGGTCGACCTTTAGGGATTGAGGACGATTCTTCAATTGGCTTGACAATTGAATCTTCGTCATTGGACTGTGGTTTATAAGTGTTAAATAGATCAATAGCGATCTCTTTAAGTTGAGAAGTTAGGGCTGTCTGGTTGTGGGTTTTGGCGTAAAGGGTTAGTACGGCAATAAAACCCGTGACTGATTGGACATCAGCCAGAGCAAGATATAAGGCCATAAGGCCTTCAATCTTGGAGATTGCGGTTTCAGAGAGTTGTTTGCGTAAATGGGATTCCATGCTGGTAAACATTGAAAATCCAATAAAACTCTGAGGAGTGCATTGAACTGTGTCGATACCGACAAGAAGTTCATTTTTGAGTGCAAGAATAGTGTTCTTGCGCCTTAAGGACTCGGCATATAAATAACTAGTAGGACCAAAAAGGTTTAAACTAGAGTAGTTTCTGGTAATCTTTTTCGTAAGGGGAACGCTCATCTTTTCTGGGATCTCTGATGAGTGAGTTGTGCATTGCGAATTGGCACAAGAAATACATTTAAGGGGAGAATGCTTACCCTTGCCAGTGTTGAACTCATTTAGAGCAACAGTGGGCTTCATTTTATCATACATGGTATGAACGGTAAAGGAGTTACTGACCTCCTCAACCCAACGTTTACAATTAAGAAACATTGCGAAGAAAAATTTTAATGACACTAACGTGAAAGTCAAGGGAAATTTTAGAAAACTTTAACGATGATTTTTAAGCGAAAATCAATATAAAAACTGTTGTAGTTTACAACTTTAACTTTTTAGAAATAAAGGATTCAAAAAGTATAAAAGAACTAATATTGTTAAATTGTGGTTGCAATTTAACTAACTGCATGTACTCACTATAAAGTGTGTGAGTTTTTAACATTTCTACATGGTGGAAATAAGTACCTATTTTGCTTGTGGTACGTACAAGTAAGGGTAATCCGTATCGAGGATAAAACGTATGTTTTAAGTAATTTTTAACTGAATATATGTG